GGAATCGATGCTACTGATTCAAATCGTAAGCCAAACGAGTATGCACAAATGATGTCTATTATAAAAAAGGATTGTTTGCGTAAAGTTGCTTTAGAACGTAAGTTACTTGGAATGGCTGCAATGCAGGTTATTTACTTGAATGGTAAAGTTAAATCAGTTGAGCATTTTCCAATGCACACGTTAAGAGCAGAAAAATGTAACGATAAAGGCGAAATTGAAGCGTGGTTTTACCATCACGATTGGTCAAATTACAGAAAAGGTGACGTATTAAAACGCATACCTGCTTTTAAATTTGGTAACGGAAAAGAAGTTGAATTATACGTTATTAAACCATACGTTTCAGGTTATCACTACTATACTCCGATAGATTATTCAGGTGCTTTACCATACGCAACTTTAGAGCAAGAAATTTCCGATTACTTGATCAACGATGTAATGAATGGTTTTAGTGGTACAAAAGTAATTAACTTTAACAATAACATACCACCTGAAGAAAAACGCCAAGAAGTAGCAAACGAAGTTAAACGTAAATTAACAGGAAGCAAAGGCGATAAGGTTATTGTATCTTTTAACGCAAGTGCAGATAACAAAACTACAGTTGACGATATTCCATTAAACGAAGCACCTGCACATTATCAATATTTATCAACCGAATGTTTTGAAAAATTAATCGTAGGACATCGTGTTACAAGTCCAATGCTTTTAGGAATTAGAGACACAGGCGGTGGTTTAGGTAACAATGCTGATGAGATAGAAACTGCTACACGTTTATTTGACAATATTGTAATTAGACCATATCAATTAGAAATCATTGAAGCGTTAGACGAAATACTATCTGTAAACGGGATCGCTTTAAACCTATATTTTAAGACAATACAACCACTTGATTTTATAGATGTAAATACATTAAACGCAGAAACAAACGAAGAAGAAACAGGCGTTAAAATGAGTAAGGTATGTTGTTCAAGCGACAATACTTTAGACGACGAAATTGCAAATGATTTAATAGACTTGGGAGAAACACCTAACGAAAATTGGTTATTAATTGACGAAAGCGAAGTTGACTATGATACCGACGATGCTGAAAACGAATTATTAAACAAAGAGCCAAAACAAAGTTTACTATCTAAAGTTTATAATTTTGTAAGTACCGGTTCTGCAAGACCAAACGCTAAAAGTGAGCAAGACGAAAACATTGACGGAATTAGATTTATAACTCGTTACGTTTACGCGGGTGAAATTTCTGCTGATAGTAGATTGTTTTGTAAAAAAATGAAAGAAGCTGATAAAATTTATCGTAAAGAAGATATTATTAGAATGTCGGAACAAGCGGTTAATAAAGGTTGGGGACCGCGTGGTGCTGACACTTATTCAATATGGTTATTCAAGGGCGGAGGTGCGTGTCACCATAGATGGAATAAACAAGTTTATGCAAGTTTTGAAGGTGTAAACATTGATGTTAATTCACCTAAAGCAAGAATAATAGCAGGTGCAAAAGCTGCACAATATGGCTATACAATTAAAAATGAGGAATTAGTTTCCAAACGACCAATAGATATGCCAAACAAAGGATTTTTACCTAAAAACAATTAACAAATGGCTTACGCATTACTAATCTCAACAGAAGATGTAAAAAGATTCACTATACTAAATGGAAATTTAGACGTTGATGATTTTATCCAATATATAAAAATAGCACAGGATATAACTATTCAAAACTATTTAGGAACTGATTTATATAACAAGTTTCAAACCTTGATTATAAGCGGTGATATTAACTTAAACGCAAACCTTAAATATAAGAATCTTTTAACCGAGTATATTAAACCGATGTTAATTCATTTTGCTATGGTGCAATATTTACCTTTTGCAGCTTATACAATAGCTAATAAAGGAGTGTTTAAACATACTGCTGAAAATTCTACAAGTGTAGAGAAAAACGAAATTGATTACTTGGTAGAAAAAGAACGTGATATTGCACAACATTATACACAACGTTTTATAGATTTTATGTGTTTTAACAATGCAACTTTTCCTGAATATAATAGTAACTCTAACGGGGATATGTTTCCTGATACCGACAATTTCTATGGATCTTGGGTGTTATAAAAAGAAAAGAAAAAAGGTAGGTAGTTATACCAAACCTAAAGAAGAAAACAAAAAGAAGTTAGAATTATTTTTAACAAAAATAGAAAATGGCAAATAATATAGATTGGGGACAAGGTGTAAATAACAATGATATTTATTGGGGGCAAGGTGCTATCACCAATGATATTAGTTGGGGTAGTGTTTACTCTGTAAGTTGGTCGGGTGAAACTGAAATATTAGGAAACGAAATTGATGCAGTAATAGATTTCATAGCAAGGGTTGCTGCTGATAGCGGTACGTTTGAGGCGAAACAATGTTTAATTAATATAATAGAAAATATATGAGTTTATTTGATAGTGCTTCACTTTGCGTGACGCCGAACGCGTATAAGGAAGACAAACTTTATTCGATAAAACCTACTGATGGTAGTGGAGATTTGGTAGTAACGAGAGCAACAACTGCAACGAGAGTTAATAGTGCGGGATTGGTTGAAATAGTGCCTTATAATTTAGTTACTTATTCTGAGCAATTTGATAATGCAGCGTGGAGTAAGATATCTGTAGGTAGTGCTTCAGTTCCTGTTGTTACTGCAAATTCTACAACAGCTCCTAATGGGACTTTAACTGCTGATAAAATTGTGTTTAATGCTCCTGCAAGTGGAGATATATCTATTATTAAGCAAAATATATCTTTAACAGGTACTGCTAACGGAAGTATTTATATTAAAGCATTTTCAAATTCAGATATTGGAAAAATAATAGGTTTTAGATTTAATGCAGATACTTACGCCCTTATTACTTTAACAGATTCGTGGCAAAGATTTTCAGTTAGTCAAGTTGCTTTAGAGTCTTTTGACATTCAATTAAGACCATCTGTTGGAACGTCGAGTGGTTCTGTATCTGTTTATGTTTGGGGAGCACAATTAGTAACAGGTACTTCAGCAAAAGAATACTTCCCTACAACTGATAGATTAAACGTACCTCGTATTGATTACACTAATGGAAGTTGTCCGAGTATATTGGTAGAGCCACAGAGAACGAATTTAATTACTTATAGTGAGGATTTTACAAATGTTAGTTGGGTTAAAGCAGATACTAATGTTACATCAAATGCAATAGTAGCACCTGATGGAAATACTACAGCAGATTATTTAATTCCAAATACTACATATACATTACATACTGCAAGTAAATTTAGTTTAGCAACTGCAGGAAATAATACATTTTCTATTTTTGCAAAACAAGGTGGTTATAAAAATATATTTGTTTGGTTTGATGTTCATAGTGGCGGTATAGGAATTAATTTAGATACTTTAAATGTATTTAGAAATGAAAATTTAGTTAGTTATAAAGTAACTCCATATTCTAATGGATGGGTTAATATTTCAATTACTGCAAATATACTTGTAACAAGTAACCCAACTATTTATATATGTGATAATAGTGCTACACCAAGTGCGTTTTTTTCAGGAAATGGTACAAGTGGAGTTTATTTTTGGGGCGGTCAATTAGAAGCTGCTTCTTACCCTACTTCATACATTCCTACAGTAGCAAGTTCAGTTACTCGTAACGCTGATTTTATTTCTAAAACAGGAATAAGTAGTTTAATTAATAGCCAAGAAGGTGTTTTATTTTTAAATTCTTCTGCTTTAGAGAATAATACTACTGCACGTTTTATTGAATTAAATGATAATACGGGTGGAATTAGTAATAATATTTATTTTAGATATGAGCCTTTTTCAAATGTAATTGCTTATACTGTTTTTTCAGGGGGAGCTTTACAATGTAATATTTCTTATTCATTATCAAGTCAAAAAGACTATAATAAAATGGCTTTTGTTTGGGCATTAAATAGGTTTGAAATTTGGGTAAATGGGGCTAAAGTAGTAGAAGATACCTCAGGTGTTGTACCTGTATCATCAAGTATAGATAAATTAATGTTTTCACAAAGAAACGGAACTGAAAATTATGAAGGTAATTTAAAAACATTAGCTATTTGGAAAACAGCTTTAACAAATGCTGAATTAGCAACTTTAACAACTATATAATGAATATCTATAAATTAAAATACACAGACAAAGAAACTGCAATAGCTGATTTATTAGCAAAGAAAGTTTATGTAGAAGTAGAAAACCTTGACAAAGAAATTATCTTGTCTTACGGGCAAGGTATACACGCAATAGTAGAGATAGGTTTAATAGTTTTAGAGAATGGAACTTATGATAGTGACTTTAACGAAATAACTGCACCTGTTTACGCTGATGGTTACCATTACGATGTAATGAGTGAAAACGAAATTGTGTTTGATAATGCTATTGAGGTTAAGAATCCTAAACATACTTTTGCCGGTTATGAAGTTGTTAGCGATTTGATATATCCTTTTGATAAAATAATCAATGAGTAGTAAAGAAAAAATAGATTTATTCCTTAACAAGTGGGTAAGTCGTAAATTAACAGTTTTTGTAGTAGCATCTGCAGGTTTATTCTCAGGTGTTATAACTTCTACTGATTGGGTTATTATTGGAACTTCTTACATTACGATCGAAGGAGTTACAAATATTGTTGAACGTTTAATGAAAGCCAAAAATGTCACTTAACGATTTGAAACTATACGGACTTAACTCACTTGCTATGGCAATTAGCTTTTCTAATGTAGAATCTACGCTAAAAATATTCTTATTGTGTGTGTCTATAATTTATACAATAATGAAAACTATTGAATTGGTAAATAAAAAAAATGATGAGAGAGATTAAATACATAGTTATTCATTGTACTGCTTCGCAACCAAATACAAAAAAAGAAGCTATTATAAATTATTGGAAAAATACTTTAAAATGGAAAACTGTAGGTTATCATCGTTTAATTGATGCTAATGGTGTTATTCACGAATTAGCAAAATACGAACAAGTAACAAATGGTGTTAAAGGTTATAACTCTGAATCAATACATTTTAGTTACATTGGTGGAATAGATGAATCAGGTAGACCAAAAGACACGCGTACAATTAAACAAAAAGAAAGTTT